TGTAGGAATAGGCGACTTTGAATAGGTCATGTCCCCAGCGATCTAAGAACGTCCGCTTACGATTAAAACAATTTATCAGCGTCTTGTTGTTTCTACTCAGCTCCTCACGCACGGTAGCATGCCACTCTCTTACACCCTTATAGATGTGGTGGTATCGCTCGACAATGTGCTTAGCTTCCTTCTCAGTTATCTGATAGTAGAGAGCGAAGCTCCTATAGCCGAGGTCATAGTTGAGTCCGTGATTAGCTCTCTTTCCCCAGTCCCTTTGGTCCTTAGTTATGTCTTCCGGTGGGACTTCGTAGATCATGCTAGCTGTTTGCGTGTGTATATCTATGCCTTCTTCAAAGGCTTTCATCATCTTATGTTCCCCACTGACAAACGCCACCACTCTATTCTCCGCCTGTCCCAAGTCTTGGTTGACAAGTATGTGACCGGGGTCAGCCATCATGAGAGCGTTCATCTGCCACGGCTGATTTTGCAGGTTAGCCCCAGTTCCTCGTATGGTCTTAGAAGAGCTGATGCGTCCTTGTGCCGTTCCCACGGGATTGAACGAGCAGCGCAAACGATTGTCGGGATCGAGCTTCATCTCATAGTACGTTCCCTGCATCTTACGCTCTTTGCGTAGTTCCAGTATTATATCCGCCTCTTTCAATCCCTTAGCACTCATACGCTTGAGCGCCTTGTCGTCCACCGTGATGTTGCCGTTCTTAGTGTAAGCTCTCTGCTTCTTCTCTATGTAGAAGTACTCTTTTAGCTGCTTAGGGCTATTCGGATTCAGTTCTCTACCAGCTACCTCATTCAGCTCGGCTTGCAGTCTATCTATGTTCTTGGCGCACTGCTTAGACTCTGCCGCCATAGCCTCAATATCCATCTGTATGCCTTTGTTCCCAGCGTAGACGAGCGGATGCAGGAGGGCCTTCTGTGTTAGGTAAGCTTGGTAGTTACCCTGTCTCTTTAGTTCTTCTTCCTGACTGGGAAATATCTCCATAAGAACAGCGGCATCCATTGCATTGTAGCGTCGGAAGATCTCTTCACTGCCGAAGGGATTCTTGAACCATTCCTTGCCGTCATCCTTATAGTAAGGCTCTCCCTCACAATATTGAGCGACGAGAAAGTCCAGCCCCTTTGGGAAGTCTGGATAGAGGATACCAGCTGCAATCATGGTATCTTGAAGCGGTGTGCCCACAATATTATATTTAGAATAAAGAAAGGTAGCGTCGAAGGATAAGTTCTGGCCTATCTTCTCAACGCTGTTGTCCTGCATAAGATCAGCAACAAGACACATTATGTGAGCTTCTTGATCCGGAGACCAGTAGTCTTCTAGCCCATTCACAAAAGGAATGCACATAGCAAAGTCGGGCTCGGATGCTATAGCGAGGTGGCTCAGCTCCATGCCCTTTACTTCTATATCATACGCAATTCTTGAGAGTGTCCTGCACCGAGCGATAAAGTCCTCGACATCACTCATACTCGGATTAAGCACTAGGTTCCGGTTGAGGAGTTGTATGTCCGGTGACTCTGATTCTTTACGCACGCGAGTAAAGTCATTCACAATATAGTAACGAAATAGGAACTCCCGAAGAGCCGCGCTCGGATGGATTGCGGGTATGACTTTACGTCCGGGGAGCAAAGTGCTCTCAAGAATAGACCCCCGTTGTTTAGTTACATTAGTCTTTCCGGTTAAGGCATATAGTGGAACATTGCCCAACGCCACAATTACGTTAGCCTTGCTGTTTGCAAGCCTCTGCCTTAAGCTTTCCTTGCTTTCGTGATACTCAGGGCTTTCCCTAGTCTTGTTGTCTTGGACTCTAAGGAACGGAGTAACGTCACTGCGCGGTGGACGGAACTGAAATACATTGTCAAAGTAACACTGAGAACGATTGATCCCTGCGTGTTGTAGCAACTCAGTTAGAAGCTGCCCCGCCTTGCCGACGAAAGCGCCCCCACAGCGCTCCTCTTCAGCTCCCGGTGCCTCTCCTACAAAAGCGATCTTCTCATGGGGACTTCCCGCTGTGTACAAAGCATTCATAACATCTCTCCCCTTTTAACTTTTTCCCCTACCTTCTTATACTCTTCTCGCGCCTCCTCCAAGAACTGTGCCCACGTTTGCCCCGTCCGCGTAAATGAACGGGCAGTAAGTCCGGAGAACGCCATAGAGCAAGACGCGCATACATACAAGTCTGCGTTTATAGCTGACGTCATTTTGGTGTCACACTTAGGGCACTTCATGCTGAGTAACTTTTGTATTTGCCCGGCTCACCTGCCATAACACGAGCGATGAAAGAGTTTTTATATTCCTCACTGAGGTCAAAGCCAAAGCAAGTAGACCCACGGTTTGACGCAGCCAGAAGTGTATTGCCTGAGCCGAGGAACGGAACCATTACGTGACCGCCCGGCTGACAGAACGTCTTTATGACTTCTTCTATCATCTCTATAGGTCTCTCTGTCGGGTGGACTTTGGCCTCCGGTGACAAAGACTTGAAAGAGAAAGAGTTTGTACGCCCCGGCTGTTTTATTATTCCGCTCGGGTCTTTGCGAGCATAGATGAAAGGTTCAAAGACAGAACCTAAGCGCATCTCCGGATTTCTAGTTTGACCCTGATGCCCGACTTTATGCCACATAGCAGGGATATGGCAGGGAGAAAAGCCAGCTTCCTCCATCGAAGAAATGATGGCATGATACCATTGAAAGCCATGCCAACAAACAATCCAAGAGCCGGGAGTCATCACACGAAAGCACTCTACGAAAAGACGATCAAGAAAGTCTTGGTAGTCCTCAGTGGCAATCTCATTATAGTTCTCAATTCCCGGACTTGTGTTCCGGTCAGCGCCCCTCTTTATCTTAGTCAAGTCAATGGCGTAGGGAGGATCGACTTCCACAAAAGACACAGCTCGGTCTGGGACATCTTTTACACCTTCAAAGAAATCTGTCACGATGTATCCATTTGACAAGCTTCTCTTCAAAGACGCAGCTCTGTCTGAAGCCAGATCCTTCTCCAGATTATCAACAACAAGCTTTTCTTGCTTTTGTCTTTCAATTTTCTTGAGTGTCCGGAGAGCTTCACTCTTGTTCTTTGCCTTAGACAGTTCTTCCGCGTGTTCCTCAAGACCGCGTGCTAAGGTCAGGTCACGGCTTATGGTCATGGGACTGGTGCCGAGCATCTTAGCTGTATCGCGCATCGAGTGTCCCGGTCCAGATCCGTGGGCCTTTCCGTGTTTCTCTTCTTGCAGCTTTTGAATGGCATCCCTCAGAGACACTTCCTCTTTCCAATCAAAGTCATCTCTGCTGACATTCTCCATCAGCTCGATTTCTTTCTGATCAAGGTCAGTCAGTGTGGCAGGATATACTCGGCAAGGAATGGTCGGCTTGTCTGTTAGCACAAACGCAGAAAAGCGGCGACCACCAGCTAATAGGCGATACTTTCCGCTTGTCAGACGCATGACAGCTATGGGCTGTATTATTCCCTTTTGTTCTATGTCCTTAGCAAGTACATCCAGATCCTTGTAGTTTTCCCGTGCACGATCCTTAAACTCTATATCAGCAATGGGAAGGTTTAGCAGTTCTATTTCACTCATTTCTTTGTCCCCTGTAGCATAGCAAGTAACTCGTGTAGCTGTTCATTATTTAACGCTTCAAGCTGCTTATTCACCTTTTTCTTCTTGGGCTTAGGCTTAGTCCGTTCCCTCCTTCTGTGGCGAACTTGGACTATCAAGTCTATCCTCTCCTTCTCCGTTAGAGCTTGCAGACTTTTTTGCTCGCTGATTAAATCCATCATCAATTCCTTTGGTTGCCATAGATAAGAAGTCTAGCTGCCTGTCTATTAGCTTGTGCATTACTGCTTGTGGGTCCTTCTCCAGCTGCTCCACAAAGCCCTGTATGAGGGCACGGTAAGTGTACTTCCGCATCCCGTGGGGGATGTAGCGCACTAGGACTTCATGCTGTTCGTCGGGTATATCGAATGTTAGTCTCATAGTTTTCCCCAAGAAAAAGGGAGAGGGACAAAGCCCCTCTCCCAATCTCTTCAGCTGTTAGTGATTAACGCTTGGTGATGAATCTGCGAACGCTGTTCTGCATCTCGCCATTCAAGCCCGTGTCTTCAGCAATGATGACCCAGCCCTCAAGACCGAGCATGTCCTCAGTCGTGATGCCACCATTAGTGTCAATTCCGAAGCAGTCACAGAAGGTCTTGAAACGGTTGACCTGCTTGACGTAGCGCTTGGGATCTTCTTCCTTGACTCCCGGTGAGGGAATGGGAAGCCACACACGAATGTCATCTACGAGGGGGTCACTAGGAACATCGAATACGAGCGCGAGATTGAAGCGAGTAGGATCATTCTTATTGGGGGTTTCCTCTGCGCGAGCGATCCGTACCATAACTTCTTCGCCATCTTTCAGCGTCTTCAGTTCTTCAGCGTCATTCAAGTTTACGTCTAAGATGCCCATTTGGGTTCTCCTTAGTTAGTTTGTTTGATAACAGCGTTTGTGTCTGATAACAGACTTTGTATAAAAATGATACATAGTCAGGGTTCCTAAGCCTGAATAGAGTAAAGGATCGTGGTCGGGAGGAGCTGAGCTATTCCCCCGAATGCCCATGAATTGACTTCCCGTGTCGACTCCACTCTCTGCGAGAAATCAAAACTCCCCCCGCCACCTAAAACAGTTTGTCTTTATCTTCTGCGTTTCTTCCTGCCTTCTTAAGAAGGGCGCGGATGTTAGTCTCTTCGTGTTGTTGGAACTTGCTCCCACCCATCCTAGTTTCAGCTTTGTAGTACCCGTCGTTCTTAGTCAAGAGGGAGTGTGCCACACCGCCACTGGAGTTCTTAACCATGCTGACGTACTTCTCATCAAAGACAAGGGGGACTTTCTCACTTAGCTTACCGGCAAGAAGAAGGCCAGTTTCCACCTTACCTGAGACTTCATCTTTCAGTAGTCCGATGTGGCCGGTTACTAAAGTGTGACAAGAGTATCCCATGAGAACACCAAGCCAGTCCACTGCCGTCATCTGTTGGACGAGGTAGTCTTGCAGCTCAGGGTTCCCACCTTTGCGAGTCTTGCCCCGTGTCCCCCTTCTGAGGATCTCATACATCATGGAGTCTGCCCACTTGGTAGCACTGTCCAGAACGTAGGTACCGATGGCATCGAAGAGCCCATCACGAGCTCTTCCCTCCATCTCTTTCTCCCACTCGTTAAATGCGAACGGGTCTTTCCACGAGTCAGTCTCCCACCTGTTGTCTACAATGATGTCCCCAGCTTCTATGCCCGGCTGAAGAGCTGCGGTTTTTGTGCCTCCGGGGTCGAAGGAGTCAATGAAGACTGGCGTGGGGCAGGTGCTAGCTAGCTGTGTCTTCCCTGTCCCAAAGTCACCATAGACGAGGAAGTTAGAATACTGGCTTTGGCTCTCCGAGTACTTCTTTCTGGTAGCCTCAGCTCTCTCTTTGATCTTAAGGAACTTATCTTCTTGCATCTTATTCTCCTTATAGTTCAACAACTGTTCGTACGGTGTCAGCCGCTCGGGGGTCCCAATGGTCAACCATCATACCGATTGGTGGCTCGTCCGCGTGTTGGAGTGGGTTGTTCCACGTTGTACAATAGTCAAGGAATGGACACTGCCCATAGTCAGTACACGCCTCGGTGTTACGATTGAAGGCTCTCATAACGGAGTCTTCAGGAGTCGCTTCGGACAGACGGTCATAGTCCCGTTGGACGTTATCGAACAAGTCCTCGGCCTCGACAATCCAGCCTTCCATAGATTGAAGCGTCCGCCTGCATGGGATACGACGGAACTCATTGTCGCGTGACCCCTCACGCTTGGGAGGATTGGAAAAGAAAGCTGCATTGATGATAACACCGAAGACATCTTCCTCCTCGAACATACAGTAGAGAACGTGAGAGTAGATAGCTATCTGCATCTTTTGTCTCCACTGTGCCATCCAACTGGGCGAGAGGCGTGTGGCAGTCTTGTGCTCAAGGGCAAAGACTCCCCTGTTGTCCCTACAAATAGCGTCTGTTTTGAAATGCAGGAGCTTGTTCTCTGCAATGGCAACACTCCCTGCTACTTCTATATGCTCTACATCAAAGTCATCATCCCGGTAAGTGTTGCAATATTGGGGAAGAGCTCGGAGCAGATTAGCCGGAGTCTTGGGAGCATTTCCCTCATCCCAAGTGGAAGGAAAAAACTCACGGATGTATTGCTCCGCTATCTTAAATCCTTCTGCACAAGCTTCAGGTGTGTATCCCTTGTCAAGCAGGACTTCCATTGCATGGTGCCACCCGCTGCCGAAGACAAGCGCATTGGACGGTAGCTCAGACTTCCACCCCAAGACATAGGAGTAGAAGAACTTACGCGGACAGCGCATGTATGTCTGGAGCTTAGTCGCATCTAAGACTTGCCAAGTGTCATGCTCTTCAATCATCTTTTTTCTCCTTGAACGAGAGTCTTCTTTGGACGTATCTTTGCTTGCCGTGCTCCTCTCCACGCCAGATGAGAAGGTTCAGTCTCTGGTGTTTAGCCGAGAAGATGGAGCAAGCTACAGCACTCATGATTCCCGGACCTGAGTGGAGAATGAAGTCATCTTCTTGGGAGTCAGCTAAGATCGGAGCAAAGGCACGGTACATACCAGTCACATTGTATCTGTCAAACAGTCCCTCCGTTAAGAAGACAAGCTCCCCGAACGGCTCAGCCGGTGAGAAGTCATGCCCACTGTTGTTTACGACGTACACTTTTCTTTGCATTTTTGACATCTTTTTAAGTTATAAAAGAAGGGATGAGGGGCCGTAGGGCAGCCCCCCATCCCTTGACCGTGGGGAGGTCTACTGCGCCATGCGCTTCTGGAGCTCGGCAAGGATCTCTTCCTGCGTGAGCTGGCCGCTGTTCATCTTCTCAGCGAGAATGTAGAACGGATCTTTCTTGGAAGCTGCGCGACGGACAACGCCCGGAGTGTAGGTGTTACCGGCATTGATAGCTTCGTCAGTGCTCTTCTCAGCGTTGTCAAGGACCGAACGAGCTGCGCCCTGTGCACGGATGGTAGCCTGTGCTACGAACACTGCATGGACAGTTTCAGCACCGAAGAGCTCAACACTCTCTTCAATGGTTCCACCGAAGTCACGAGTAAATTCAATTTCACGGTCAGTCTTGTTACTGCGTACGGTAATGGTTGTATCAGCCATCTTGTGTTTCTCCTAATTGTTTAGTTTGATTGTTGTGAAAGTAA